TAAGCGAGACCGCTGTTCGCATTCGAGTTGTTGCCAGACCGCAGAACACAGCGGCCTCTACTGCCCGGGAACCATACTCCGGCTGCATAGTGTGTAGTGTATTTGCTGGTGTCTGTCTGATGCACCTTGCTTGGCAAGATGTCACACTTGGCACCATGCACCACTCTTACTACACAGTTACCTCCGCTGTTCACACTCTGTACGGTTCGCTCCGTCTTCTTAATCGGGTCGAAGATGTGGAACACGTAATCTACAGGATCATCGTTCGTCTCCACGCAACGGTTCTTATAGAACGTCTCGTAGCTCTTCACATTTCCTGCAATGTAGTCCATCCATTCACTGTCACAGCCCACATAGTGTTTGAGTCCCATGATTGAGTTCATGGAGTTGCCCACATACGATGTGTCCGCCATGCCGATGTCGTCACGACTGTTGAGTGTGCTGTCATGTGCACCATTGCCCACAACAGACTGCTCATCGGTCGTTCCATGGGTCGCCCACCACAGGTTACTGATTTCCTTGTGCTGCTCATAGTCTTGGAGTTGGTAGCCATCTCCGCGCATGTGCGCACTATTCTGGAAATCCTTGCCTGTGTAGTGTATTGTCCCTGTCGGCATTTCGGTCGGGTTACCGTCCGTGTCGTATGCCCATTCTGCAGAGGTCTGTGAAGTGCCGTCACCTTTCTTCGAACGTACAGCACCTGATATGCTGCGAGGTCGTTTCAGTCCGTCAATAGTGATGGGGTATGTTCCCACAAGACTGTCGAACTCACCAACGGTGTGCTCAGTCCATTCTGGTTCTATTGCCTCTATATGCTCGCTGTCAACAGCAAGACACTTTATGTCGCCAATGTCACGATACGAAGTGAAGTATATCCACTTGGCACCGTTTGGCACATCGCAGAACACATAGTTACCGATTGAGAAGTCGAAGTAAGCATGACTCACCATCATAATGAACTTGCCCACTATCTTGCCGTTTGCATCCGTAAAGACGGCACCAAGACGAGCGTGGTTAAGTCCCGGCCATCTTACCTGCTTCATGCCCTCAACGTCCATACGGTAGACATTCGCATTGGCTGCTGTGGCAATAATATTATCGCCAACTGTCTCGCCAACTGTTGCCTCGTCAGCATACACGCCTGTATTTTCTGCATAGAGCAGCTCAGAAAGCAATGCCTCCTTGCGGTTGTTTACAGTCGATAACGGCTCATTATCTGTAATTGAGTTAAAGTGATACTTTACTTGGTTCTTGTAGTCGTTCACGCCCTTGTACCAATAATGAGGCAAGTGGTGGAAGATGTCAAAGCCTTCACCTGCGCTGTCGCTCACATCGAAGCTCTCACCATTAGCAAGTTTATTGAAGTCTGCATCGCTCAATTGCACACCCTCCATCTGTTTCAACTTGGAGTTGTATGTACACTTGTAAGCATGGGTGTCCTGCAATATCTTCAATGTATGGCCGCTTGCCACAAAGCTCTTATCGTAATCGGCTCCTGTCTGGTTCTCGGGGTTGCTGTACTTCTCGCAGAAGTCACCGCTCACCACATCGTCTATCTTTATGACAGAGAATTGCGAGTTTATAACTTCAAGGTTCGGGAAGTAACGCTTCAGCTCCGCAATCTCACTCTCCTCTGAAAGTAGGGTCAGGATCCATCTGCCTATCAGTCCGCTACACTGGCCGCTCTCGTCATAGTCTGCTCCGTTTGCGTCTATGCCTACGGCTCCATTGTTCTTGATGGCTCGCAGCAGCTCAACGCTTTCCGTAGCAGCAAGGCCGGCTATGCGTACACTCTTCAGCGCACTGGCCGTGGTTACCTCTCGCAGCAGCGTCATGGCATCTATCTTCGGGCTTCCGTCCAAAAACAGCTTCGTCACCTTAGCCATTCCGTCAATGGTCAAACCACCGGGGTAGGTCAGATTAGGAAGGTTCTTGAAGTACAGAGTTGTCATTGTACCGGGAAGGTGCAGCGTATCAATAGGCGAACTCTCTGCAAGTGTGATGGACTTCAACAGACTGCCTTCTGCCAACACCTTTCTTAGGCGAGGACACAGCGAGGCGTTCACGTCGGTGATCATCGTGTTCCTGATGTCTATCTCTTCCAAGAAAGGCATCTGTCCTAAGTTCAGCGTGCTCAGAATGTCCGTGGTATAAGCTGGAGTATATCCTTCACCGCCAATGACAAGCTTGCGCAGTAAGGTGCACTCGCTAAGCATCCAGTTTGAATTCTTAGGAGAACAGCCGCTGATGTCAAGCTCGCTTATCTTGTCTGCACCGAAGATGTAGATGAGCTTTCCGCCTTCTCCTGCTGCAACCTCTGTAAAGGTGTGACTCTCACCTTCCTTTAGATAGCAACTGTACTTGGCTGACGAGGTGGAGTCCACGCCCATGGCGAAGTAACCGTCCTGTGCTGCCGTTATCTTCACCGTGATGGGTCCCATAACACGGTCTTGGAAGAAATGACGGAACAGATCACCAGTCTGGAAGTAGCCGTCTCTGTATGCGAAACGCTTGCGCTGGAAGGCTGGCAGACTCTCCAGTCGCAGACCATGCAAGGCAGGATAGTGGTTGTCGGCAGCGGTAGCTGTTTCTATATACTTGCGCTCTCCGTCAAACGAACTTACCACCTTTGGCCATCTCAAGATGCGGTCTATCATCCAGTAACGGTAGCAGCCGTCAGTAGAGAAGATTTCAAGGCCGGCCTTGGTCTTCGTGGCACGCATCTTTGCCGCTGTGTCATGAAGAGTCAGCGTCTCCGTACCTGCATCATCAAGCCATACACCTTCGCCTCTGTCAAACAAGGCATAGCTCTGTTGGAACATTACGCCATCCCATCCTTGATACAGATGGCTCGCTGCTCCGTCCATATCCCAAGGTATGGTCAGGTAGCAGTCGTTGTCTGCCTCGTCACATGAGTCACCGTCATACCAGTGGTTGAAGTAGTAGCGCATGCTGCCGTCGGTCTCCAAGTAAACAGCAATCATCATGTTCTTGGCTCGCTGGTCCACGGTGGCTTTGTAGTCGCTCGCCACAACATAGCAGTGAGTTGAATGGGGAGAGTAATACTTGTGCATTTCCTGCTGCCATTTCTTCCTGCGGTTCTCCTTGGTACCGGCTACGGTCTTGCCACCAAGGGTAATGGTTGTGCTTGCACCGGCTCCGTTGAATACCTTTTCGCTGCCATCAGGGTTCTTGGCGGCGTTCTCTTCGGCATTGTCGGTCAAATTCTGGTTACACTGCTGACAGAAGGCCAACTCTCTATACAGCTGGTACGGAACTTTCTTGCCCGACGCATACAGGGCGTTCAAGTCGTCGTCGTCAGGGTAGCGCATTTCGTAATATGTGCTCCACACTGGAACATCGCCATCGTCGGTGTGCAGCGTCTTTAGCATATCGTCCACGCTGTTCACGCCCTGCTGCCAACAGAACTCTTGATACTGTCTGTATTCGTAGCACTCCACAGGGTTCAGCACGCGACCTTGCACACTCCATTTCTTAGTGGCATTGTCATAAGTCATGGTGCCTGTGGTGTCCTTCCATGCTCCTCCTTTATACTGCACATACTTTCCGTCTGAGGTCTTATAGGCTGTTCCCCAATCGTAGTTCTTTACGTTGTCTGCCTGTACCTCGGTAAGTGTCTTGCCAAGCACATGACTGTCTTCCACGGCTACCTCACCTATCTCTGTCATGGTTCCGGTTCCATCGTTCTCGATGAAGCGTGTTTCCGGACCACAAAACTCACTCAGCATATACAGCGTACCCGGTATCAATGAGCTTGTGTCCGCAAGCACACTGGCTTTGTAGGTGTCAATGGGCGTATCTCTCGGAGCTACCATTTCCTTGAAGTCGCCATAGTTAACACAACCGTAATTATATCCCTTAACGTCCTCAAAACCGAAGAAGTGGGGATTACCCTTGTCGGCATTGAAGTTTGCCTTCGAGTGGAAGTAGGCGTTCTCAGGAAGTGTAGCGGCCTGTGTTCCCTTGTCTTGACCTATGCGGTAGTCGGTACGAAAGAGGGCACACGTCACACCGTCAATGCTCGTATGCAGTTCTTCGCTCTTGTCGGTGTTGTGTCGCTGTGCAGGGGTCATATAGTCACTGCCAAGGGCTATCTGCGTGTCGTTCATAAGCTCCATCATGGAACAGTTGTTGGCACCGGCAGAGTCCGAGTAGTCAACCTTGATGGTAATGTTCTGTATAGGCGTACTGCCTTCCTTCACGCGGATCTTCTTTTTCTTCGCAAGAGCTGCTGCGTCGTCATACTTGGCAAGAATAGTCTCATCACCATTGTACATCTCACTAATCTGCTCTCTTGTGTAGAGCATTCTAATCCTCTTCGCCTTCTTACCCTTGCCCTTCTTATTCTTGACACCGTAGGCAAGTGTCGAAGTTCCTTGGTTTGTCGTCGGGATGGCTTCAATAACGCAGTTTGCCCACGGACGGTCGGGGAAATAAATATACCAGTCCATCAAAACGGACGTTTTTTTGTCCCTCAAACCTTCGATGTAGTCAGGATAATATATCTCGCTGTCCGTTACCGCGCCACCGTCTTTGCTAAGGTTCTTGTCCGAAGTGCGCGTCATTGCCACAACCATGATACCGCGGTCTAACAACTTTTGCATATCGGGGCGTGGTTTCGTCGTGCCCTCAGCTGTAACATCGCTCATAACTTGGTTCTGCTCATACTCGGTCAGCATGGCAGTCGTGTCTGTGAGGTTCACGATGTAGTTGTTGAATGCTTGAATAAAGTCATAGTAGGTATTCCATCGTACCACCTCGTATAGGTAGAGGTCGGCATCCGTTCCGTCGAAGTGTATCATGTCAGCAATGTTGGGGAAGCCGCTGACTGTGCTGATAGGAACACACGCTGCAGCATCACCGTTCTGGAACACCTTACACAGCATCACACCATTATAGGGTGCTCTGGCTTGTGGCTCTATCACGATGTCAATACGATATACGGTATCGTCGAGGTAAGAGGTGGCGGCGGTTGTCTGCACGTCTTTCAATGCTTCGTCGCTGTCTCCGGCGGTGGTCACGATGAACTTCTCTCCGGTAAGCACAAAACCCAATCGCTCACCCATACACCACATAATCTTAGCATTACGTTTGGCTATGTTCTTTACCTTGAATGTAAAGCTTAGTGCCATACCGTTGGTTGGTATGTCCTTGCTTGCCAATGGTGTGTCGCTACATGCTGCCGTCACGTTCTCGGCTACACGTAGTGCCATTCTGCCGTCTGCTTTTTCTGTACCGAAGTTGTCCGCGACAAAACCGTTGCTCGACCAGTTGCTGCCGTTCACCTCTACTTCCACCATGCTGCCGTCGGAGCAGGTGGCCTTGATGCTCTTGTCGATGTCGTCGTTACTTCTGCCGGCAAAGCTCAATTTGTAGTATGCGCCCTCGGTCTCGCTGATGGCAAGCATACTGCCGTCAATGACAAGTTTTAGCTGCTCCGCCAGACGTACCTCACCACACATAGCATCAAAGACTAACGTATCGCCGTCGTTATAGCCCACAATGCGTTTCTCTATCGTGTAGTAACTGCTGCGGTTCATAACTTTGTTGGCAATCGTTTCTGTCTCGTCTGTTGTCTCGTTCTTCACCTTCACCTCTACATTCGGGTTGGCATTGTCTCGCTGATAACAGGCGATGTCAAAGCTAACGGTCTTGAACAGCTTTGTCTTGCCGTCGCTGTCGTCATACCATCGTGCCACAATGATGGGCTTCGTGTAGTCGCTCACGCTCTCGCGCTGCTCTATCACCATAACTGCGGTATGCAGCGTGTTACCTTGCAGTCCTGATGCTACGTCCTGCCCTTGTATGCGCAGAGGATATGCGCCGTGGCCCATGCCTTGTGGGTCGATGGTCACGTTATGGGTATAGGTATCCTTTACCAATACATTCTCCAGCGTCTCCCAAACTCCATTGCGGAATATCTCAATCTTCGTCTGGATACCCTTGTCTGAGGCATTGTTTGGGAAACGATACATGGGGATGCTTACCTTCTGACCGCCCACCTGCAATGTGGTGCTCTTCGTATAGCTCAGCGTCTGGCTGCTCTCTACGGTCACATCCACGGCTATCATCTCCACGTTTCTCGTTGAGGTCTTGCCAGTGGCATCTGTGGCTACGGCTTGAAGCTCTACACTACCTGCACTGGCCGCAATGGTGCTTAGGTCAAACTCGAAGGTGTACGACTTCAACGACGAACTGCTGGCCTGATTGGGCTTGAATGAGGCAACGGTGGTCTTTGTTGTGCGGTTGATGAACACAACGCTCTGTATCTTATTGTCCTGCGACGAACCATCTGAAAGCTGGGTCACACTACGGATGGCGGCTTTCAGTATGGCTGTACCTCCTGCACGAACATAGAAGGGGTCGTCCTTAAAGTTGATGGCAAGTGTAGTTCCACCGCCGCCACCAGTGCCGGTGCCTACGCTGAACTGGGTTTCTGACAGAGTGTCGCCAGCCTTGTTTTTCAGCTTCAGTGATACGCTGCCTTCTTCCTCCGTAGCCTCTATCTCCGTTGGTACAACCTTATACGCTCCTCCTGTAGAGAAGGCATCTGTGCCACCGGCTTCCATCGTGTCGCTCGCCACAAGTTTACTGCCGCCGCCGAAGTCCTGCCAAAGCCCGGCCTCGTAGAAGTCCGCAATGGAGTCGCCCTGATACTGTTTGGTCTCTACCTTATTGGCTTCCGTAGTATAGCTTATCACCAAGCCGCGCTTCTGATAGTTCACACTTGTTGTCTCTTGATAGGTCTTCAGAGCTGCAAGTGCGGTGCCAAGGGTGTAGAAACCTGTAGGAAGAGGGGCTATAATGTCGATGTCTATCATCGACTCCGAACCTTGCACCATCGAACCGAAGTCTTTCCAGTTCTCTGTGTCATACCAGTTATTGTCCTCCGTGTTGGCTCCGATATACTGGTAGGTTTTCCACGTGCCTTTCTTCAACGCGAAGGTTATCATCAAACCTACTGCTGCCTTGCCGTTTTCCTTCGCTGCATGTACTGCTGAATTTGCGGTGTCGTCGGTATCACACAACACATAGTAATGTCCTCCCTGCTCCACCGTCGGGTTGTATATGCTGGCAGAGCTGCCGCTACCGCCAATTTTCTGCATCTTCTTGTCAACGATATGGAACAACTGGTCTTCACAACGATAAATATGGTCTGTACGTCCTACGCTATCTGTATTGTACTCTTCTTCGGAATAGCCATACGTCTCTGTAGTTATAGAACCGAAACTACGGAAACACCACTCATTATCGTAGTCTAAACTTGGAGCATACCACAAGCCACGGCTCGGTGCCTTACCTACACCATCCCACACACCATCAAAGGGAAGAATGTTTATACCCTCAATGCGTATGTTCGCTGTCTGGAGTGTGCTATTTAGCTCGGCTCCCTCGTCGCCGGGGTATGCAGTGCCGCTGGTATGTCCCAATGCCAAGTCCGAACCTATTGCAACAAGTGTGCTTCCTCCCCAACGATAAGTCTTGTTGGCAGTAACGTCTATGTAGATCTTTCCGCTGTGTGGCTCACGTCCTTTCATAGTGCCCTTGCCGTAACGGTCACCATCTATCCAATTGTTGTAGTAAGTGATGGTCGGGCGCAAGTCGCCTTCCGTTTTCGATGGCTGTGTGTATTTCAGCACAAAAGCCCCAGCGTCTCTGCTGAAAACAACGCTACAGTTCTCGTCCGTTGAATACTTGTTTAACGACATCATCTGCGAAGTGATGTCATTGAAGATGCCGTTGAACTCCAGCACGTCGTCCACATAGTCGGGCAGATACTGCGAAGGTATCTGGTTCAACTCGTCCAACGGTGCAAGTCCGTTGGGCTGTCCTTTGGTGTTCTTGAATGACGTGAGGTCTTTCTGTACACCGCTGATGCTGCTCGAAAGTTCGGTCTTGTTGTCGCTTACAGTCTTCTTCAGTGTGTTGATGTCGCTCTGAGCTGTGCCCATCTTTGTGTTGAGGGTGTTGATGCTCTCGCCTTGCGTGGTCTGTGTAGAACGTAGGCTGCGCACGTCTTCCTTGTTCTGGTTAACGTCCACCTTCACGGCTTCGAGGTCGGCTGTCATTCCCTCCACGGCTTCCATGTACTCTGTACTGTCAACCGTAGGATTACCCTTCAGCAGCGGATTACCGTTGCTGTCAACTTGCGCTACCCATGTACCACCGTCAGCTACATAGAGCTGGCCAAGATGGTCTGAAGCTGCACTGCCTTCTACGGTCACCAACGCCCACCATCCTTCATGGGGATTAGGATAAGCCTCGCGTAGCTGTGCTGCCGTTTTGAACAGGCCTTTGTTTGGGCCTTTTATGTTCTTGGCTTCAAGCCAGCCGTCAACGGTCAGATTGTGGCCGACCTTTGCCGAACCGTGTATGGTGGCCTTGCCGCCGATGTTAACGTCACGTCCAACCGCAACGTCACCATCTATCTGTTTTGTTGGTATTGAACTCATTATTCAAAAATGCTTTTTGCCAAGGTGTTCATTGCGGCTGCTTGCTCGCTCGCACCATAGGCGGTTAATACTAATGCAGCCGTAGTATAGACCACGGCTGTGTAACAACGCTCGCTGATGTCTATGCCGTCCTCCTCGTCTATGCTCGGATAAGGAATGTATGAGGCACGTTTAACGTAGGCTTCTTCACTGTTGCAACTGTAGAACTCCAACACCTTGCCCTCGGCACGGTTCACTACGGCACACACCGGCTTCTGGACATTGCCACGAATACCCTTGTATCTTGACGATTGCAGGTCATACAACGGATCGTCTGCTGATATGGCCATATAGCAGGTGCGTTCCCAGTCGCTCATGCGAAAGGCAACAAGACGCATGAAATCATCGGGCAGCAGAGTCCAGCCGCTTCCGTTACTCTCCCAGTAGATGGCATCGCCAAACACGTGGCCTTCTTCCAAGTAGTGAACGGGAGCGGACGACTCTACACGCCGAACGGCTTCCACTATCTTTGAGCGGATGATGTCATTCAACGATAAGGTGTCAATGTCCTCATCGCTGATGAGCTGCTCGCTTGTCTTGTTCTCGTCAATGGCAATGCGCACATCACGCTCCACGACTTCGATTTTGTACACCATACCGTTGCTGTGATTACTCGGTTACAAAAGTGATTTTAACGCCATAGGTCTCACCTACAGCTATAATTTCTGCACGAGTTTTCATCGTACCACTCTTCACGCCAAACATCTTTGTAAGATAGTCCTTGGCTTCTTGGTTGGTACTGAACTCTACTTCTGTAAGACCACGTTCGTCCTCGATAGGCTCGATGCCTGTCTCTGGTGTAGGCGTTACTACTTCCACAGTCGGCTTCACTGTTTCAGTCTCTATTTCTTCTGGCAAATGCTCATTCACCTGTTCGTCACTGTCAGGAATAGACTTGTGGGTAGCAATTCTCATGTGAGTACCGGGCAGTACTTGACGCATTACGAGACTGATAAAACCACTCTTGTATTCCTTTGAGTTCTCAATTACAAACTGTGTAATTGGGTCTTTGGTCACCATGTATGCAGGTTGCGAACCACTTGGTGAAGACGTGCCACCAACGAACGATAAGTTCGCCTCAAGGGTGCCGGCCTTAACTTTACCGTGCCATTCCGTGAGACCATATACTCCGTATGTTTTAATTTCCATGTTATATTGTTTTATTAAAAATGGGGACGGATTGACTTAAAGCGCATCCACCCCCATAATTAGCGTTGACAAAAAAGTTACTCAGCTGAAATAGGACCGTAGAAACGAACCCACTTCTTCTCGTTCTCGCCTGTCGCATTGTACTTGAATGCGTCACCTGCACTCACTGTAATAGTGGCAGTGCCTGACTTGATGTTCATGCCGTAAGCGAAAACGTAAATTACGCCATCTTCGAGATCAGCTTCGGTTGGAGCTGTATCACTACTCCACAAGCGGAACTCGTCAGCTGCAGGAGCGGTGTCGTCATCGTCATCGTCGCCATCAACCCAGATGTGACAGTTGCCCTTCAAGCCAAGAGCGTCACTGACGAGAACACCATTGCGTGTTGCCTCTTCACCTTCAACGTCCTCAGTGTAGCTGCTCTCACCACGACGTACATAGTGAACCAAACGGTCTTCACCAACAATTAGACCACTGTTCTCGTAGCCGCAATCATTGAACGTCGGCTCAATCTTAATCTGAAGCTCACCGAAGATGCAGGACAGGCGTGTCACCTTCCAGCCAAGTCTCTCATTTGTGTAAGGCTCCATCTTGACCTCTGGATGCTTGCTCCAGTCAATGAGCTGCAAGTTCTGACCAAGATTGTTACCAACGAGGAAGAGACCGGACTTAGGCTTGTCTGCGCCACCGTAATATAGCTTGATGAGAGACATTACATCCTCAAATGTCCACTTGCCACGATGCTTCACCTCACGCTTCACCTGCCAACGAACACCATTGGTTGTATAGTCCCACTGGTCGTCACCCATGCTTGAACGTACAAGCATCTTGTTCTGCTGAGAAATGAGAAGCGTTCGGTTGCCGGCAGCCTTGAACTCACGCAACTGAGCCTCTGCCTTGACAGCCTCATCGTAAGGTATCTCCATGTTCTGGTCGGCAAGATACTTTGATACGATGCTTGTCATACCTCGCTTCTGCAAGTACAAGTCGTCTGGAGAAGGAATGACAGTATTGGGGTCAACCCACTTCTGAGTTTCATACATGGCATTAGCCATACGTACTAACTTCGTACCTGCTGCAATGATATTGGTGTTGCTTGCTGTTGGAGAGGTTGCTGTTGGAAGACTGCCATACTGGTCTGTAACAGCCTGCTTAACACCATTGGTGGCTATACAAGTGATTGTGTCGTCGTTGTTCACGCTCTTTACAAAGAGCTGGAGGGGACGACGGCTCTTGACATTGGTTCCACCGATAAAGTCGTAGCCTTTGACTCCCTTGACCATAAGAGTGTCGTATGCTCGAACTTTCTTCTGGTCGGCATTGACCAACGTGATAGTATTGCCATTAACAGATGCAACGGTAACGATTGGTGTACCTTGGTCAATTGCATAGTGTTTTACTTCCATGCTATGAACGTTCACGGACTTTGCCATCAGCATAAGCTGCATCAAAGAGTTCTGGTCACGTTCAAACATGAAAATTCTTTTGTCAACTTCGGGCATTACAAGTTCGCCCATACCTCCTGATGCGTTCTCTACTCCACTGACGGTAGTAGGCGCACCACCTAACTGTGTCTGAAGACCAGCGGAACCAGCACTTGGAGTAAGTTCAGGACTATCTGGCGTGTTTGCACTGCCAGAGTTCTGTTGCTGGGTTGTTGTTACTTCTACGCTCATTTTAATTTGTTTTTATTTGTTATTGTTATGTTTCGTTTTTGCCGGTACCTTGACAATGCTTTTCTTCACAAAGCCTTCGTTATGTATAGCTTTGCTTGCTTCCATTAACGCACTTACAGTGGTACAGGCACCACCGATATGTGTTCGCAATCCTGCACTTCCTTGTGAGGGTTCACGTGGCTTTGTATTTGGAAATTCTACACTAATGCTCATGACGTATTATTTTGCAGCATTTGCAAAGTCAAAGATGTCCATGTTTCTTTTGTTCTTGGGCGCACCGCCATTCTTGCCGTTCAGTGGTGCAGTGCCGTCGCCTTTGTCTCGCTTGCGCAAGCCTTCCACAATTTTGTCATTGCGTCCTGCTACACGTCCCTCTTCACTTGCTGAGGCTACATCGCTGTCATGGTTGATGGCATTCACGAACATTGCAAGAGTCTCTTTCGAGAACTTGCCCATGACACCGTCTCGAACCACGGTCAAAACGGCATCCACTACAGCGTCAATCTGTTCGTCGCTCATGCCACGCTCTTCTTGGAACTGACGAAGGGTTTCAAGACTTGCGTCCATGTTCTTCTCATATTCCTCATCAAGCTGTCTCGACTTTGCCACACGCTCCACATAGTCCTTGTTGGCTTCGGCAATCTTCTCCTGCATTTCAGGATTGTCAAGCACGTCCTGTATTTCTATGCCGAAGTTTTTCACAAGCCCTACGTAGGGGTCGTTACCGTTGTGCATGTCTGCTAAGAACTGTGCACTGCGTGGATCTGCAGCGAACATGTCCGACATGGCTTTCTCCCTGTCCTTGTAGCCGCTAAGGTCTTGCTCGTATTGGTCGTAATCGTCGGAAATCTGACCGTAAATCTCCTCATCATCCTCGAACTTCTTGTCGGGATATTTCTTGCGCAGCCGTTCCAACTGTTGGTCGCGTCTGCTCTTAACTCCGTTGTTATCAGCCATTATCTTCAAAATCTTTAGAATGTGTCATATTCATTTGCAAAAATACCTATATAAGATGTGGACTGACTTTTAACTTTTGTGACCTCGTTTCTGTAACTTTGAGGAAACAATCGGGCACTTTTATGAAATACTTTGGCAGCATTCTTGAATTTACACGCGAACGTAATAACGACCTCATGAGGGCATATCGGGAGAAACTCGCAGAGGCATCCATCATCGTGATGCCGGTCATCTTCGAACTTGTCGCTCAGTCTCCGGCTTCTCGCTTTTGGGTGAGCGAGGAGAGGGCTGCTATTGTCATTTCAGCAATGGCAGCTGGAAAACCGATGCCAAGGATGAGGAGCAACAAGCGTGAAATGTTTGAGGAGATTTATCGAAGGTTCGTTATACTACGTGAGAAACAGCCCGACAAATCGGTGTACGAACTTGTGACGAAAATAGTAAATCAACCTGCACCGAAATTCTATCTCACGCCTCGTACAGTGGGCGAATTTATTTACCGAATAAAGAATGGATGGTATGACAACCAATATGATAGATACAGAGATTGCACGCTTACTCGCTGAAAACGACCGTCGAAATGAGGTGATGTTCGCTCACTTCGACCCGGTCACGGGTGAAGGGTCCATAGGGGAACGTGTGCGAGTTTGTATCTCTGACTTTGCCATACCCGTCCAATGGCTCCCTGTAGAGATGATGAAAATACAAATGGTGAAGAAACTTGTCAAGGCTGGGTCTATCGACAAGTTTCTTTCGTCTGTTCTCCATGTTGAGCCAAACGATGATGATTACATCAAGGTCTCGCGTAAGCTCATAAGGCTACGCTTCAAACACGACTTCCCTTTCTGGGCGGCTACGCTCGTCTATATCCACAACAAGAAGGCTGGTAAGGACGTGTTGTTCAGGCTTTACTATCCGCAGCGTATTTTGGTGTCTCGTTTTGAGGCGAAGAGAAAAGCTCGTCTCCCTATACGACTAATATTGTTGAAGGCTCGCCAGTGGGGTGGTTCTACTACAACACAGCTCTACATGGCATGGCTTCAGTTCAACCATCGAAAGGGACTAAATTCACTTATCATTGCACATCAAGGAGCGGCTTCTGACGAAATCAAGGATATGTTCGACCTCATGATTGACAGATACCCGGTAGAGTTCCTGCACAAACTGGGTGAGGCATATTCCGAGAACGAGCCGAAGTTGGTTGGTGTAGGTAAGTCTGGCTCCACTCATCGCGTACCACAACGCAATTGCAAGATTAAGGTTGGCACTGCTGAGCGTCCTAATGGATGCCGTGGCGGTGCCTATTCTCTTGTGCATTTGTCAGAGGTCGGCTTGTGGCAAAAGACAGAAGGTAAGTCACCGCAGGACATCGTGCGTTCGGCATGTTCTGGTATTCTTTTGGAACCATTCACGATGATCGTAATGGAGAGTACACCGAATGGAACAGGAAACTTCTTCCACACAGAATATACAGCTGCTGCAGATCCTACAATCAAATCACAATATGAAGCTCTTTTTATATCGTGGTTTCAGATTGAGCAGTATTCCAAACAGTTTGCTTCGGCTGACGAAATGCGTGAATTTGCACAATGGCTGTACGAAAATAGAGAGAATGCCTATGTGCCGTCAAATCGTGAGGAGTCCGGACGCTACCTTTGGTCGTTATGGGAAAAAGGGGCTACACTGGAGGCCATCAACTGGTATATAGAGGAGCGTGCAGGTAAGGACGACTTTGCTGTAATGGCTTCCGAGTTCCCTTCTGATGATGTGGAGGCTTTCGTTCATTCTGGTTCTATGGTGTTCGACAAATACCGTGTCAAGAAGTTCGAGCGGTTCTGCAAGCAGCCTCAGTATATCGGTGAGGTATATGCTGATGGAGACGAAGGAGAGGATGCACTTTCCAATCTCCGTTTCCGTGCAGACAGGCAAGGATTGCTTTCTATATGGGCAATGCCGGAAACATTCGAAGGCTACGAAGTTGTCAACCGTTATCTTACCGTTGTCGATGTGGGTGGACGTTCCAATAAAGCAGACTGGTCTGTTATCGTGGTATTCGACAGGCTTAGTATGATTGATGGTAGCGAGCCGCCATCTGTGGTGGCTCAGTGGTACGGACATTGCGACATAGACCAACTCGCTTGGCGTGCAGCACAGATAGCGGCGTTCTACGACAATTCTCTTTTGGTCATTGAGTCTAACACGTTGGAGACTCACGACAAGGAGCGTCAGGTGGAAGGTGGCGACCAGTCGCAATATATACTCAATCAGATTTCTGACATCTACCCGAACTTGTATGCACGCAAGCAGTCGGAGGATGAAATAAGGGAGGGCGCACCGCGTAAATATGGCTTCCATACCAATGTGTCAACAAAACCGATGATTATCTCTACCCTCATCAAGGTGGTACGCGACCGGCTCTATATCGAGCGCGACAAACGCTGTCTGGATGAATACAACACCTATGAGCGAAAACAGAACGGTGCGTATGGTGCTATTACTGGCAAACATGACGACTTGCTTATGACACGTGCAATAGGTCTGCATATCTGCTTCCGGGAAATGGATATGCCTGAATGGGTGCCTATTGTTAACCGTACACTTAGAAAAGACAGAAGCCCCGTTTCCGAGGCTTCCATCTGATAGTTTTATTAAGACGCTTGTAGCATCTGCTGTGCCTGTTGCATGGCAGATGCGTTTGCGTTTTGCTGAACCTGCTGCGCAAGTTGCGGAGAAATGCCGTCCGGTACCTTGCCTTGTTCCAGCTGTTCCCTTTGTGACTTGATGCTCTGCAGCAACTCGTCGGCAAATGGAAAGTCGCCGTGTTCCAACAGCTGCTCCACGCTGATAGCGTTCTTTTCCCACAACTGCATAAGCATGTCGTTGGTTAGAGCGCGGTATGCTGGGGTTGCTGTGCTCTCAACAATCGAAAGGTCAAACTCTACGTCGCGTATCTTCTTCGGGTCATACTCTACAATGGTTGAGTTCTTTCCGGCAATGTTGAATACGCGTGGCGTGTCGTAGAACTGCTGGATGTTCTTCACGTCCTTGTATGCGCCTTCCCTTACGAAAGACGAGAACGTATCGAGCAAGTCAAGCAGAGACGTTGAAGCGTTCTGTGCCTGTTGGCTGTAGAGACTCGCCGACATACCTGAATAGCCGGGCTTCCCTTGCAATGCACCGTTAACACCGGATATGTCCTCGAAGAACTTCAACTGCATGTTCAGCAACTCTGAGATACCTATCTGTGTGCAGTTGTTGGCTATCTGCTGAGGCAATGGCGTTCCGGCCTTCGGTGTCTTGATCATGATGATGCCGTTGAAGCGTGCCCATTCGTCGGCAACGTCGTCCATTGACATTCCCTTCGGTAAGCAGTCTTCCGGGAACAACAGCACACCTTTTGCCGAAGCTCGCATAATCCAGTCGTACATCGTAATCAAACGGTTTGTGTATCGCTGCTGGTCTATTACATTGCTCACAAAGCTATGTATCTCACCGTCGATGAACGGATAGGCTTTGAACACATACGGATGGCTCTTGTGCTCGTAAGGGGTTTCACCTTCTTCCAGAATGTCACCAAACGGAGTGAGCATGTAATAATACCAGTAGCTATCCATAAACCATTCCCAACGGATAAGCGGCACATCACTCTCGTCCATGCCAAGCTCACGGGCCTCTTGCAGACGCTTGTCGTTTTCATCTGCTACAAGAGCTTGGAAATCCTCAATGTCAATTTTGAACACATCGCCGTCGTTTACATCATGGCAGCGGACACGTGGTTTGCTTTCCTTCCTCCACACTTCTATTACACGACAACGTGTCACATCATACGGAACAAAAAAATCAAAGTTGCCCTGCAAAGGATGGCCAAAATGATTAAACGTAGCACTGAGATATGATTTGTCTTTGGCAAACTTGTATATCTCGGCCAGACGGTTGTAATCGTTTCCGTCCTTGGCAAAGCGTCCGCACAGTTCCTCAAACGATATATCATGCACCTCGCCCACACAACTGCAATCCCAACCTCGGAAATCCCTCATGTTGTTATCGATAAAGAAGTTGTTGGGCTGTACATAGTCAGTCCAACAGTCCAGCTTGTTTTCTCGCCAGCCATACCACTTACGCTGCACGACAAAGCCCGATATAAGGAACTCCTCCATACATCGTGCGTTTATTTCTGTCATGCGGTTCAGCTGCATGTTGCACTGCAACACAGTACTCATCGTCTCGCCATAACGCTGTTCGTCACGGTCGCGTGCCGTACAAGAGGGTTCTTTGGCTTGACTGCGGTATATACCAAGTACAGCTTGTACCATACGACGAATGAGGTTGTTCTTCAAGGGTACATTACCTTGCTTCTTGATGAGTTCCTCTTCGCGGATTTTCCGACCATTCACACAAACGTAGTCATCCCACTGCCGTCCGTAGGTGTAGTTCTTGTTTCGTTCACGGTCTCTGCGGAACGTATCCATAGCAAGCCAATACTGCTGGGCTTGCCACAATACCTCAAATGCACGGTTACTGCCCAACGTATGCTTGGCTGTAGCTACGCTGTCCAGACCTTCATGAGGCATGACAGCACTCGCCTTATGTAATTTTCTTCTTGCCATATTTTTATAATTTGGGACGGTGCAAAATTAACATCTTGCACCGTCCTTTGTTGTTTAACTATTGTTGCTTCATTCTGCCGATGTCTTCAAGCATCTTTGCACGTGTACTGAACATCGTGCTGACAATCGAGTCACGTTCTTCTGCACTCTTGCTGCGTAGATACTTTGCCGTGAGTTCCTTCATGTCATGCTTATATCGCTTCAGGCGCATGTGCTGGCGCATGTCGTTAGACTGGCGTAGCTGCTTCATTCCCTCGCGGTAGGCTGCACGGTCGGTCTTCTTTATCTTCGACAATGCGGTCTCTTGCTTGGCAATAGCATCGTAATCACTCAACAACTGTTTGGTTTCCTCGGTCTCCATTCTGTTGTTCAACTTCTCCTTGGCTTTAGTAAGCACTCGGTTCTGCTGGGCAGTCATTACGGAGTCGCGAGCTTCATCAGTGTACGCCCATCCGGTTAACGGCGCGCCTCTGTGCATCTTATATCTGGCATATCGCTCGGCTATCTCTGCCGGGGTCACGCCTTGCGCCTCTGCTGCCGTGGCGTTAAGCTCGTCAAAGTAAATCTTGTCGATCTGACTTTGTGGGCAGTTGATGATGCGCGTGATAAGCAGGGCACACTCGCGAGAGGTGTTTGCGTCGTCACCACAGTAGTCCATGATGGCAACCACTGCATCTGTCAGCGATTGAGGATTGACACCTATACCAGACTGAACCATCAAGTTGGTCACGTCGTTCATTGCGGCAACCTTGTCTTTATTCCATTTGTTTACAATGTTCTGCAAGTCTGAACTAAGAGGCATATCCTTTGAAGCGGAGAATAGGTTCAAACCTTCGCCTTTAGCAAAGCCATTACCTACAGCACTCATCACGTCACCTCCAGTCAAGCCTTCTATACTGCCGAACATGGTATGGCAGAATATGTCATGCCACATGTCGCTCTTCTCGTCCTTGTCGTCACCTAAGAGGAGATAGGGCAGATAGGCTCCCAAGTTCCAAGCAAACTGCAACAGATAGCCGAACACGCCTATGCGGACTATATCACGCATCAGACTTCTTCGATACTCGCTCTTGGCGTTCTGGTCGGCCTTGTCGGGGTCTATGCCGTCTCTGCGCATCTGCTTGGCAAGATACTCCTCAGTGAGTCCTTTGTAACCGGGTTCAAAGCGGTGTTTGAGGTTACGGAGTGCATCATACAGCTGACGTGTGTACGACATTGACGAGTTCCTGAACACTGTGAAAAGAACGCTCAGCCATGAACGGTCGGTCTGCATCGTAGATAGGAACGCGCTTTCACTCGACTGCTGCGTCTGGTTGAACAGAATAGTAGCATCTTGCTTGGCTCGCTTCTCTGCGGTCTCTTCATCATAGCCGTAACGAAGATATTTCTTCTTCTTGGTCTGATACATAGAGTGTGCACCAATGGCAACAGTCAGTGCATCGACAAAGGCATTAGGAGACATACCGATACGCGAGGCTATTTCAACAGCGCGGTTCTGCCACATCTTCCAGTCCATTTCGCTCTTCATCAGTCTTGGGTCTCCTGCCATGCGGCTCTTCCAACGCTTCTCGAAGAGTGGAAGGTTTTCCATCGACCACTTCCAAGCTCCTATTGGATTGACAATGTTTCCTGCAAGATATACAGGGCTGCTGTCAGAAAGATAAGCTGGCATAGAGAGGAACTGCTTCAATGCGGTGAACACTCTGAAACTAACCTTGGCTGCCGTTACACCCTTCGCCACATTCACAGCGGCCTTGTCAAGGGCTGCAATGGGTGGGCGGTAGGCTCCTGCGGCCATACTGCACACATTGCGGAAGTTCTTCCACAGTGTCTTTCCACCACCGTAAACACTTGTCATGTTCATAACTTGGTTGCGGAAACGCTTGTATGACAGTAAGGTGTTCAAGTCGCGGTTGAACTCTGCAAAGGATGCCCAACGTTCCATCTGCTGAATGTGGTCGAGTATAACGCTGAATGCGTCTGCACCCATCACGTCAAGGGCAAGATTGTTGCGTCTGCGCTTGATGATGCTACCGGTTGAGGTCGCTGGCAATGCGGTGTCGGTTGTATCGTCGGCTACGTCCACTTCTTCAATTCTCGCATTGGCAAGTATCTTCAAAGGGAAGTAGTTCTCAATCGCTGCCATTGAAGCACCGAACATGCGCTTATGCACCTCGTTGTACTCGTTGCGTTTTTCCACAAGGAACTCGTCCTGCATCCAGTCGGCAAGTTCTAAGAAGCGAGGATCAACAAATTCTTTTATGTTCTCCACATCTTCCTCGGTGATGCCCATACGGCGCAACTTCATGCGGCCGTCTGCCATCTTGTCAACCATGTATATATACAGAAGGTTGCCTTGTGTCAGTTCGTGTGCCTTCTGCTCGCCACCGTCCCAGAAGGTAACGGTCGCTTTTGGAAGATTGCGCTCCAAAGAGAACAGGTCGCCCCATTTCATCTTCTTGTCGAATACTTCGCTAACCTTCTCATCGAGCGTCTTCAAGGCGTTCTGATAACCGGTGTACTCCTTTTCGGTAGCCTCAACCCATCCACGCATATAGCGGTTCCACAAGTAGCCCTCACCGTTCACGCTCTTCTTTCCGAACATTCTCAGCATCTGGTCGAACGTGCCTAAAGGTGCAAGAACAAAGCGTACTATACTGTTATTGGCTATCTTCTGTGCCTTGCTTTCCTTGTGATGCTCGTCGTTAGGTCTGCCGGTCATATCCGAGTTGGCATTGTGATGGATAGTCTCAACGCGCTGCTTCTCGGCCTCACGCCAAGCCTTGGCTCGCTCAACGCTGCCACCAAGAACGCCGCCTACTTGCTCCACGATGCTACGGTAGGCTTCGGCTCGCTCTATCTTATTCTGACGAATGGCATCGTTGGTTGACTCCACGTATTCACGGTATGCATCGGCCTCCATCGTTCCTGCATCCAAGTCAGCCTTGGCTTCCTTAATGCTTTCACGAAGAGCCTTTTCCTCTGCCTTGCTTTCGGTGATGTCCTCTACAAACTGATGGGCAAGCAACAGACCGCTGTACTCGATGGCTGCTTCCTCAGCTACAGCATTGTCGTCACTACCCATACGATTGGTGCAGTCGGCAATACGCTCCTCTATGTTCTCCTTTGGTAAGGAAGTGGCTTTCCTAACCACCTGCGCAATACGCTGGCCTTCTGGGTCAAGCTGTCCTTGCACCTCAATACCTCGCGCGTCAACGCGGCTTCCACGGATGGAAAGGAGTTTGCCCAGCTGGTTAGCTCCCATGCGTAGCTGGTTGTCAACCATGATGTCCATAACCTTCTGAACGTAATCACTTACGTCCTGCTTGCCATGTACATTGTTCACAGCTGATAGGATGCGCTTTGTCTCATACTTGCTCAGATCATCGAGCAATCCGTTTTCAAGCAACACCTTGGCAAGGTCTGTTATGCTCTTGACAGTTGATAGGTCATACGCTCTCTGACGTGCCATTGCCTGACGCAACTTGTTAAGATTGCCTCCTATGGCTCTCATTGCATCCTGCTTGGCTTGCCAGTTGTCGGCGTTGGCTTGGCTTGCCTCAACCTTCATCTTAGTGATGGTTTCGTCAAGTCCCATGTCACCGTCGCGGAACATAATGCCCTCATCTGCAACATTTTCGTCAGAAACTTTGGGATTTACAAAATCTTTCACTACCTTTGTCGCAGTATCAAGGACTTGCTTGTCTATTTCCTGCTGAACCGGTTGTGACGCTGAGGAGAGATAAGCGAGTCCTTTTTCTTTATCTACCCACTTCAAGGTTCTGTTGTTCGCAATCGGTTCTACAATATTTTTGAACTCTCTGCCGTGGAACGAACGCACATCATTCACTTCGAGATATTTTGCACCATGCTGTATCTGTCTCTTCAATTCAATAGCCACACAAACATTTTTGCCATTGCGGTCTCTCATGTCTGTAAGTACACCTATGGTGTCTTCGCTACGTTGAAACACGAATATAGGAGAAGATAAGTGCTGCGGCATATTCATTATGGCAGAAACATCAACTTCGTGCTTTTTCTCTGAACCTTTCTTTATTACACGCTGACGCATAACAATAGGCAAGTTGGGCAGGAATGTACGCATTACACCTTGCGGTCTGCCAAGATGCAGCATTTCATTCTTATCCATTTCGCCATTCTGATAACGTGTAAGTTCATTATTGAAACGCTCGTTAGCAGTCTGTTGCTCACGTTTACCATCACTGAACTTAGTATCTCCGAAGCCAGTTTTTCTGCGCATAACCTCAGTATCAGCGGCATCGAACACAGTAGGCTTACCACCATTCTTCTTACGCTTGTAGGCTTCATGCAGCACAAATGCCCAGTCCTTATCACCCCATTTTCTCTTGCCGGGGATTTTCAATCCGTCCAACAATTTTTGTAGAGCCTTTTGGAGCATGGCTTTCAGTTTGCCCCAGAACGTAAGTTCTTCGGCACTCATCTTCTCAAAGCCTTTCTCACCAATACGTCCGGCAAGGTCTGCACCATACTCCTCTGTGGCATCACGTCTGAACTGCTCACGCTTCTTTCCGGCCTCGGCATGTGCTGCTGCCATATCTGCATAGTATGAAGCGTTGGCATCCTCACCATTGGCTACATGTTCCTTGCGTTTCTTCTCACGTATGCGGTCCACCTCGGCATCGTACATCTTCTGCGCCATGCGGTCAATGGTACCGCGTATCTCGTCCTTAGACACACGATAGAGTTCATCAAGAGCATTGTTCAGCTTAGCCTCATCAGGGAACAGCACGCGCAAACCATCGTGACCCACAACCTCATGCACAAACGTATTCTCAATGTCTGCCATGTTAGCATTGTTGGGAACAACAATAGTCACCTCGCCGGTCATACGATTGAAGCTACCCTTCATTCTGCGCTGGCGCACGGAAGGTAATGCAGCCACTTCTTCCTCTGTACGGATGATGCGCACTGGAGTATGCAGACGTTCGGACAGTTCGGTTACTCTCTCGCTCATCGCACTTTCCATTGCTTCCTTCGGTTCGCCTACCCACTTGCCGGCCATCTTCGCATTGATGCGTGCTATGTCTTCGTTGCTGACGAATGGCGTGTGTCCTTCGCGTCCGGGGATAATATCGCGGCTCTCCCAGTTCTGCTTGTCGAGTGCAAGACCCTCCTCCGGTGTCAACTCCTTGCCGTCAAGTTCAAAGCGGTAGCCCATCTTCTCCAACTCTCTGCGCACTTGTGGCACAAAGCGGTTGTAGTCGCGATGGCTCTTCAGCTCCTCGCGCTTTCCCGGATGCTTCTTCCAGTACTCGTCAATGAGCTTCGCTTCCTCCTCACGGCTAAGCACCTTGTCTATCTTGCTCCAGCGCGACAGGTACAGCGTGCGCCCGTTGTTCCACTGATGGGCACCGGTAGGCAACAGAGCATAGTCTGCGTGGAACGGCTCGTCTATCTCCGATTTCGGGATGAGGCTGCGCACCACGACAAGGTTCGGTCTCTTGTATGCCTCGCCAAACTGCGTGTTCAACGGTGTTTCAATCGCATGGTCGTAGGGGTCGTATGCTGCCCACAAGCCCTTGTCTTCGGGGTTCTTCTTCAGGAAGTACTGCAACTGTGCCTTCTTGGTCTTAGGCTTCACGAATTTCAAACCGTCATTGATCTGCAACTCTGTACTCTTCTTGCCGTCAACCATGATGTAGCCATTCTTATTAAGTTCGTCCAGTTTGCGCTGCTGCTCTTCGGTAAGTTCCACCTTTGGAGGTGCAGAATAGTTCCAGCGTCTGCCTTCCAATGTTCTGCGCTCGCCTGTCTCGGCATCGGTGAATGCCATAGGCGAACCAAGTGCATCATCCTCAAAGGCTTGCACATTACGATACACTGGCACAAGCTCGCTGTCGGGCAGTGCCTCCAGCTCCATTGCCTTAGGGTCGTCAGCATCAAGCAAACGGAACTTGGTCTTGTCTTCTGCGGCCTCATCCTCATCGTCTGCAACGACATCAGTAGCTGCGTCAACACTTGCGTCCATTTCGGCATACTTCTTCTCCTTTTCTGCCATTTCTACCTTCATGGCCTCGGAATATTCCTCAAACTGACGCTTGGCTTCTTCGAGTTCCTTTCCAAACTCAAACGGCTTACCTTCACGCTGCTTTAGTTGTTCTAACTCTGATTTGCCGTGCTGTACCATACGTGTAGCAATGTCGAACCGCTCGGCAAAGTCCCTACCTGTGATTACATTCTCGGTGATGTCCTCAACGGCATTGCGCAATAACGACTGCTTTACAGGAACATTATTCAGACCAAGTTCAGGGCATGAGTAGCTCATTCTACGATGTATCTCGGCAAACAGCAGTCCGCCATTGTTCACAGTCTCTCGCGACATCTCTGTCTTGACAACAAAGTCGTAACCTCCCAATGTCAAAGTAAGAGCATTTGTCTGGACGTTATTGCCGGGGTTCTCTTTCATCGCCTTTACTGCATCGAGGATTTTCTTGTTGTGTTCCTTGATGAAGTCAGCCATGGCATCAACCGAAGCAAATTTCAGTTTGCCAACAGTTATCTCTGTGAACTTGCCATCGGGGAATGCCTTTTGCACTGCAAGCAGCTGGGCGTTAGCTTCCTCTGCTCGTTGCTCTGCTGCCTTTATCTGTCCCTCCAACTTTGGCTTGGCATTGTGAATATAGGTTTGGTCGGCTTCCCACTGCTTTTTGCGGCTTTCGTACTTGCGCACATTCTTCTCCGCATTGTTTTTCAGCAGGGCGTATTCACTACCTGAGAGTTGAGCAACAGTGTCGCCGAACACATCTTCTTCCTCTTCAAGCACACGGTTATTCATGCTGTCCTGCATCAGTCGGTCACCCTCCATAACACTATCAGCAATCGCACCTTTGGTCTTCAATCGCTGATATGCAGTTACGTCAAGACTATCTTCCACACCAAAACGAAGCACACGGACTGGTTTATTCCATTGCTTGTGCAGATTGCCCTGTCGCAAGATGCGGCCGTTGCGTTGCGTGTAGTCCATCGGACGGTTTGGCGCATCAAGGTGTATAAGGGTATGCAGACGTTCCTGTATGTTTACACCAGTACCAAGGGTTGCAGTACTACCGAGAATAACGCGCACCTCGCCTCGGTTAACCTTATCGAAGATTTCCAACTTCTTCTTGATGGTCATGCCGGGCTTCATTACGATAACCTCGCTTTCGGGAACACCCTGCTGGATGAGTTTCTTCTTGATGTCCTCATACAGGTTGAAACCGCTGCGCTTATTCTGGTAGTGGTCGGCAAAGATGGCTACAGTACCCTTGTAGTCGTCAGTCTCTTTCAACGAACGCAAGGTCTGGCGTACGGCCTCGTTAGTCTTACTCCTCGGATCATCCTCTGCGTGCATTTCCACAAGTCGGGCATCAACAGCTGCTCCTTGAGCAATACCATACATAGTGAGAGGTATGCTACTGTTTTCCTTCTTCTCCTTGCCGCTCATTTGGTCAAAGCGTTCAAGTTCTTCACGCACATATTTCATCACACTGCGAAGAGCGCGTGTCTGTGGTAGATAGATGTCCTGCGCCTTGCCGCCCTCCATTTCTGGTATCTTCTTCACAAGTTCCGTCTGGTCTTTGGTCAGCACGGTGTCTGCTACCCCTGACCATATACGAACCAATTCGGGCAGGTTCACATATCCGGCAAAGCGGTTCACTTCCTTGAACTTGCCGCTTGTGTTGAACTCTGGCATCTGCTGTATATTGCCGAAGTTGCGCACAAAGTCGTCAAAGTAGTAGATACCGTATTCCTTCATGGTGTCCTTTGGCATGAGATAACGCATGAAAGTCCAAATCTCTGCTGCTGTATTACTGATAGGCGTACCAGTGGCGAAGATAACATTGCGACCGTTATTCTTCTCCAATATGGCTTGCGTCTTCAAGTACACTCCTTGCGACTTCTTACTGTATGATGGGTCAACGCCTTTCACACCGCGCTGCATGGCTGTTGCAAAACCGAGGTGTTTGTATTCGTGCGCCTCGTCAATGAGCAGGGCATCAATTCCCATATCATCAAAGTTCTCCACATCATCCGTGCGGCGATCGAGCATTTCCTGCGCCTTGACAGCTGCGTTCTGCTTGGCAACGGCTTTCTTCTTTTCATTGTTGGCTGTGCGCTTCTTTGAGATACCTTCTGACAATGCTGCCATTTCTGCTTGGAGGTCGGCCAATTCCTTTTCAGCACGCCTTGTTATAGGGTCTCTGCCGCTGGAGTCTGCCTCACGCATCTGTTCAAGCACAAGCATCTTTTCGTCTATCTTGTCCTGTACGAACTGCATCTGACGCTCGTCACTGTCGGGGATAAACTCAAAGGTACTCTGAGGTACAACTATCATATCCCAATCGTTGTACTTGATTTTTGCATAGAAATTCTTTCTACCTTCCGCATTGCGGTCATTATCTTCAAGCGTAAGTATCTTGGCATTTGGATAGAGTTCCTTAGCTGAAGCTGCAAATTGTCCTACGGTGGCATTCTGTACCACGATCATAGGCTTGCGTGCCGTACCGAGTCTGCGCATCTCCATTGCGGTGGAGATAAGGGTGAATGTCTTGCCGGTACCAACCTCATGGGCAAGCAGCAACGGCTGCATTGTACCTCGTACAATGGCCTTACCTTGGTGTGAGCGCATCTTGAACTTGTGTGTTGCTCCACCGAAGTATTCAGGTACAAAATCGTCAGGTATGCTCATAGGAACATAGTTGTTGAAGCGGTCGTTATACTCTTGCTCCATGCGTGCAGACAAGTCCGCGTCACTCTGCATCTTTCCTCGCGCCCAGTCCTTGAAGTCCTGACGTATCTCGTCTATCTTGGCTGCACATGCTGCCGTAGCCTCGCGGTCTGTGATGGTTTCCGTTGTGCCGTCATAATGCTTTTCCGTACGTGAAACGATAATGCTTTTGTTCTGGATTGCGGCTGAAATGAGTTCATGACCCATTATTGTTTTCTTAAGCATTTCACTCACAATACCCATTGCGCGGTTCTTCTCAACGTTCACACCATAGGTCGGGGCTTTCATAAACCATGTACCACCAGCTGCTGTGAAATGCACGTCTATGTCGGTACGCTCTTTCACATACTCGTCATAGAGTTTTGGGTCAAGCCATGACGAACCGAGTGTAAAGTCTATCAAGTGTGCAGGAATATTCATAGGAACTACATCCTGCAATGCCTTGATATTCTTGCTGTATTCGCCATTCTCATTGTTGGCCTCTGCTTGTTTCAGCTTTTCTCTTACGTTTCCACTCAGATATTGGTATGATACTTCCATCTGTCGTGTCGCAGGGTCTTCAAAGCCGAGTCCGCTATCAATGATTTCACGCTTCACTTCTGCCTCACTCTTTCCGAGTTGGTTTGCAATGTATGGTACATCAATGCGTCCGTTCTTGAACATGCTCACCACAACACCATCCTTGACATTCTCTGGGTGTGGTTCGATTTCTTTTTCCACAACACGGCCTTTCATCACATCGGCCTTATCGTAGGTCTTGACAACGCCTCCCTTGCCGTCTCCTTGCTCCTTATATGTCTCCAATGAGAACACATTAGGATAGTCCACATCATTGCGCAACCATGCTAATTGGTTGTTTTTGTTGAAATGACCGTAGGTATTGACAAAGGCATCGTATGTCTTGTTAAGTTTGGCAATCAATGGTTTCAGTCCTGCGTCACTCTCGTTCTCTGTCTGGTACTGCATAACTTCGGCCAATGCACTTTTGATGGCAGCATAAGCAGTGAAACACTCCTGCTTGGTGTGTCCCTTTATCTTCTTGTCGTTCACTTCAAGAGGATAGTAACCGCCAAAGCTGGCCAAAACAATCTGGCCGTCTTTCATATACATTTCACCAAGTTTCTTGCCGTCCGCTGACGCATCAAGCACAAGTGAAACATCGTGGTGATCTGTGGTGGTCGCTTTGCTGTTATCTTCTTCAGTGAACGATTTAACGAAATCAACAAGCATCTTGCCTTGGTCTTTTCCGCTTACTGGGTAGAGTCCCTTGCTCGTAGGTCTGAATGTATCACCCTCCTCAAAGGCAAAGCGCATTTCACCGGCCATGTGGTCTGGGTGCTCGATGAAATACTTGTTGTAGTCCATGGAGAGTTGTTTGGACTTGCGTGCGCCCGGTTCTTCATATTCGGCTGTGCGCTCACCGCTGATGCTGCTCACGTCAATGGCTTGTGCCGACTTCTGACCATTCACTCGCTTGCGGATAACGATGATGTCCGACGTGACGGTTGTACCGCCAAATGTCTTGTTATTCATGCGAAATGCTCCGATAAAGTCCGAACCTCCCTCGTTCACAACCCAGTCGCGCAAAGCCTTGCTGTTATCGAGTGTGCCATTTGAAGAAATGAAGATACCCAATCCACCCTCACGCAACTTACGAACATTCTTGGCTATACAGAAGTCGTGGATATTGTGGAACTTCTTAGAAAGGTCACTGTCGCCTGTGGTGTCATTCACACGCAACCCGGTAACGAAAGGTACATTGGTAATAGCCAAATCCACACTGCCATTAGGTATGCGTGTCTGCTCAAAACCTTGTATCTCCACCTTGGCATCGGGATAGAGCAATGAGAGAATGCCGCCAGATGTGCCGTCTATCTCAATGGCGTGAATGTCGCTGCGCTCGCTTACCATTGTTGGCATCTGACCCAAAATATTGCCAATACCTGCAGAACCCTCCAAGATGTTGCCACCCTTGAAACCAAGCTGATTTGCAATGTCCCAAAGTGTATCAACAACGTATGCAGGGGTGTAGTAGGCACTGTTAGCACTCATAACGGCTTGCTCGTAGGCCTCTTCTCCAAGCAACTCACGTATTTTCTTGTTACGCTCACGCTGTTTCCAGTCATAGCCTCCGTCGCTGAAAGCGGCTCCAAGACCACCCCAACCACTGAACTGTCTAAGCACACTCATCTGCTCGGGAGTGGCTGTCTCACCGCTCTCAAGTAATTCATGCGCCAACTCAATAGCCTTGATATTGGCCTCTATTCTGCCATTCACCGAAGTAGGGGCATGGTCTACGCCACGCTCTGAATGGTTGTTGTGTTTGTTCTTCGGCTGGGTCAGTCCATGAAGTCCAGCGGACACAGCCCTATCTTTGCCAGTGCTTTGTCCTCCTCGTCCTCCGTCAGGTCTTCCACCTTCTTGTGCAGCTGTTTTGCGAGGGCTTCCTTGGCTTTCTCGTAGTCCTTGCTGTTGTCCACTATTGTCGGCTGGCACTGTTTCGGTGCGTACCGCTTCATCATTTCCTTGTAATCCATTGTCTGATGTGTTATCGAACAGTCCGGCAAACAAATCGCCTACCTGCTGCTCTGGTTCAACTTTCTTAGTTGCTTTTTTCTTGGATGCAGGCTTTGGCTTGTCTGCTGGTTTCTCTGATGATGTTGGCTGAACGCCGCCATCCTTGGCACGTCTCGCCACCTCTGCCTTGATATGGGTGCCCATATCCTTGTCGTCGCCATACTCCTTGTCGAGTTCCGACAATTTCTTGTCTGAAATCTTAGGAAGCAATGTGTTGAGGCTCTCGATCTTCGACTTCATCGAATGGTCAGTCATGCCCGGATTGAGAATGTCAACAACATGGAGCTGTATGGCAGTGTCTTCTGGCAATGCCGCAACAGCGTCTTCGTTAATGCCGTCCTCGTAGAAGTCGCCAACGGCTTCATGCTTCGGCTCGGCTGACTCGCTCGGCTTATGACGCAACTGGTCCGGGTGAGCATTAACCCACATGACTGGAGCAAGGCCTGTGTCAATGCGGATGCCGCCCATATCGTTAGGCTGTGCCACTACTGCGTCTTTCCATGTGCGACCACCGTCAGGTGAATACTGCACCTTGTCACCTACATTATACTCTCCCTCTGCAACATCCGTACGCGCAGGTATATATTTGTAGGTTTCACGCTGCACCTTTTCCAACAGTTCTGAATAAGTCACGTCATTGTCAACCCACTCATTTCTGCCATAGCGGTCATTGCCTGTGCCATTAGTATTGTTTACACGGAACATTACACCAGTAACTTCGAGGTTGTCACCGCCAAAGTTGGTTACGCCTTTCCCTGCTGATGGTACGAGCTGAATATTCACATACAGTTCACGCCCCTCAGCCAATGGCAGGTGGATACTGACATCACCTCCTGCAGGGGCAATGTTTGCCACGGCAAGCGGTTTCGTCTTGCGTTTACCTTTCTTATCTGCCTCTCCATGTGTAGCCTCGAAGCGGTCAAGTCCAAGGTCGTCAATCAACTGGCTTGCAAGGTTTGCTGCATCCTTGACGGCTTTCTTCTCTGCATTACGCATGTAGCCGTATGCCTCGTTGTAGTCCTTCTCCACCTCGTCAGCCTCATAGTAGCCAAGAAGGGCAAGCTGCTCATTTACCTTGTCGAGGGTTTCATCTACTCGCTCTGCTGCTCCGGTGAGGGCCTGCTCGTCGCTTGAAGTTTCTGCGAGAGCCGTTGCTTCGCTTGCAACAGACTTTGCTTCTGCTGCAACAGCATCTGTATTTGCTGCTGTCTGCTTTTCGGTTTCTTTTCGTTGCTCATTTCTTGTTGCCTTTAATTCATTGTTTGCTTTTTCTGCGACCACTTGTGCCTTGCCTTCCTCAACTATCATGTTGGCTTGTGCCATCACGTCCTTGTTGGGTTTGTCGAAATTCTCCACGTCAAAGGCTTTCACTTCTTCGTATGGAGTGAGGGCGTATTTGTCATAGCCGGGAACATACTCCAGTCCTCCATAGAAAGCCTTTAACCAAGGGCGTACCTTGTCACCCAATGCCTTTACCATCATGGAGGCATAGTTGCCAAACGACTCATTGCCACGCTCAACCATGGCCATGGCCAGACGTTGACCTACTGACATGAGCTTCTGACGCTGCTCTGCGGTCAGTTCGTCCGGATCACGGAACTTGAACCCTGCGTCGCCCTCGTCGGCACCAATGCCAAGAATATCACGAATATCGTTCATCAATCCGTTCATTTCCTCGTCACTGACCTCATACTTAGGCTTTTCCGGCTCTATTGGTTCTTCTGTTGGCACGCTCTCTACGCGGTTTGCAGGTTTCTTGCTTGCGGTCTTCTTACTTGTCGTTGGCTTCTTCGGCTCCACGGCATCGCGAAGTTCCTGCGCTGTCATTGGCTGGTTGTCTGCAACGGCTTCCTCATTACCAACCATTTCAGCGGCCTTGCGTGCGTCCTCTTCGCTACGGAACATCCAGCCACCGCTCTCACGGTCTTTCCATCCGCGTGCAGGGGCAAAGCGTCCCTCACCTGTACGTTCTTTGGCAAACTCCTTGACGGCACGCTCTTGGTCGGCAGTCAAGCCATGGTCAAAGGTAAGGAGAGAAACATTGCTCGTCTTACCTTTCTTATTAGTATAGATTGAAGGAGTGATAGAATAGCCAGCTTCCGGTGTGTTGATTTCCACAACGTCCTTATTCACCGATGAATATTCACCGAATGGCTTAGTCTTACGCTTGCTCGACTCTATCCACTTCTCGAAGTCTTCGAGGTTCACGCCAGTAATGTCAATTCTGCGGCCATTCTCCCAACCCTGCTCGTAATTGGCAAGGTAGTCGCCCTTAGCCTCGTCTTGATCATTGAAGCCAAGCATCACCTTGTGCTCATCAAAGCTGCCATCGGGATTGTACTGGTCAACGACGAACACCTTGCGTCCGTTCCAACCGTCTATATCATTGGAGAGGAACACGTCAATGTGGTCGCCGTCAACACCCACGGCACCACGAATGTAGCCGTAAGTGTTGTTCATCTTGCTTTCCCATTGCTTGCCATCAGCATCAGTGCCCTTACGCACGCTGCCCTGCGGCTGCTCAATGGTAATGTCAAACGAACCCACCTGCACATGGCCCTTCTTGTAGTTGCCAGCCTCCTTCTGTGCCTCGGTAGGCTCAGTGTTCACCTCAGCCGAAGCAGCTTCAATCTTTGCAGACAACGGCTGCTCATTGCCGTCAATATAGTTGACTACTTCGTAGAGGTCGCCAAACTGTTTGCCGTCAATCTCATAATAGGTTCCGGGATAATTCTTGCTCTTGTCAGGAGCGTCAACCTTGATAACTTCCTTGCCATCAACGAACATACGATGCTTGTAGATTTCTCCATATTCGCTTGGTTCCGTCCACTCGTCTTCTGTATCGGTGATGCGCTCGCTCAGTTTCTCTTCGGCTTCCTTCGCTAAAGCGTCGGCATCAGGTTCGTTACTCTTAACTGGTTCTTCACTGGCTACGACTGGCTGTTGAGGCTCTGCATCGCTCCCAGCAACAACCGCAGCTTGTTCGCTTGTCTCGCCTCCTCCAGCTGCTTCTGCTCTACGTTTGCGTTCTGCAACGGCTGCGTCGATGAGGGCTTGTTGTTCTTTTGGTGTGGCATTTCTGAAATATTCGTTTACGTTTTTGAGAATTTCTTCCTTAGAGGTCACGCCTCCGCTGAACATGTCTATCTGACCTGCAGCAGGTGATGCAGCCTCATTGTTGTATGTAGAGAGAACCTTGCGCAAGTCGCTCGGCTTTCCGCTGTTCAGTAGGTCGGCAAGGAGCAACGTAACGCCATCGGTTACACGGCTGTCTCCGTATTCGTCGTCAAACAGACCTTTCTGTCTGCCATAAGGAGACACAGGCATACCTTCCTTATAAATCTCGGGCGAGTCAGACTTGGCACGACTCACAAGGTCAACGGCTGCTGCCAATTCCTTGCTAAGGTCATAGCCGCTCTTGGCAAGTGTGCGGTTGTTGGCAATCTCGTTCAAGCCCATAACAACAGACTGACGAAGTGTCGGTGTACTGATAATCTGGCGCACGGCATCGGGCGAAGTCTGGAAGACCTTGCCTATAAGTGTATTCTCGATAAGTTCCTTGCCTGCAGCCGACAAAGCATTGCCAGTGCGAAGCTCCGGCAACTGCATTTCGTTGATTACACCTGCATCCAACAGCTGACTGATGGCAGAAGCCACGGCCTTGTCGTCGGCGTAGTAATCCGACATTCGGTCAAAGCGGCTGATGTCATTGGTGATGCTTGTGAACACATTGTCAGGAACAATCTTACCCAATTTTACGGCGTGCTCCGGCTTGCTCTGCTTTTTCTGCTGTTCAGCATTGAAGCGTGCAAACGTATTAGCATCGTATGGCAGTTCCTCATCAGGAACGAAGACTACGCGCGGATGCTGCATACCGTCTATCTGCTCAGGAGTGAAGCCGAACATGGCTCCAAACTCGCGCAAGTGGTCCACATACGCCTTGTCTGTACCTTGCTTTGCTGCAATCTCGCCCGACATTGTACGATTGTTGCCCGAAAGCACAACGCCATCCTTGCTGACAATTACCGGTGTCTGCAACGCTCTGCTGTCGTAGCTGTCTGCCATGTCTCTCACAATACGTTGCGCATCCTTGTCGCGCTTATAGTCGCGGTCATTCACGCTCTCGCCATTCTCGTCAACTGGGAAACCTTCAGTAGGCTCGTAAGCATTGTTCACGTCATGGCTGGCGGTGGCTGCTCCTGCCTCTGTGAGGACGTAGTGACCACGGATAGTAGAACCGTCTGCAAGCGTGATAGCGTTAGGATTGCCCTCTACCTTGGTGGCTCCGTCCCACTTTGCCTTTATCTTCGGGTTCACGGCATGAATACCGACTGTGGCTTGCTCGGCTGCTTTCTCAGCGGCAACGCGCTTGTCTTCCTTCAGACGTGCAACGGCTTCGGCGTGTAGCTTTTCCTCGCGAGCCTTGCGCTCTGCCTCCTGCTGCTCACGGATAGCACGCTTTCTGTCATTCATAAGGGAGTTGATACGCGACCATGCGTTCAAATTCTCTTCTGCAGCGGCTACTTGGGCGTTATACTCTTCCATGGCGGTGTTGTAGTTGGCCTCCGCTTCCTGCTGTGCCTTTACCATTGCCATTGGTGAACCTTTCAGAGAAGGAGCCTTCTTTGTGGGTTCCTTCTTCTTCAACGCTTCAAGTGCCTTGCTTGCCTGTTCAACTTGTGCTCTAACAATGGCGGTAGTATTTTCATCGTTACCGCCGGTAACCTCATTGAGAGCGTCAAGGGCTGTCTCGCGGTCTGCCTTTTCAAACATCGGTTCACCGGTTTCCTCGTTGATGGGTACACGCTCCAATGCGGTAGGTTGGCGGTTTGCCTCCGCTTCCTTGCGCTGCTGTTCCTGCTCCAACATCTGTTGGTTGTGCTGCTGCAACTGCTCGGCTTGCTCTTGCGGAATGGTGATACCGTTGCTCTGTGTAGCTTCATTGAAGGCACTGTGGGCGTACTGTTGCAACTGCTCATCGGTAAGCTGTGGTACGTTTTCAGCCGAATTTGGTACGTTTTCACCGTTTCCCTGTACGTTTTCACCGTTTTCTGGTACACCAAGCACGGCTTCGTGCTCGGCTTGAATGTTTGCGTATGCCTCATCGAGTTCTGTCTGTGGGTCGATGGCCTCACCAAGAGAGAACAGCTGGTCCGGGCTGGCAAACTTATACTCGCCAGTCTCTGCATCACAGATAACAATACTCTGATCTGAATTGCGCACATCTATACCTGAACCATCGGGGAGCATCACGACATTGCCCTTGACAACGTACACCGGCTTGTCGTCAACCTTCATGGTTGCAGGCTGAACAACGCCCATATCCTTATGTGTGTGTCGCTCCACATTGGCTTCCACCTCCTTGCGCTTGCCGTCGGCGGCTTCATTGGAAGCGTCCATAACGCCCTCCATTGCTGCTTTGGCATTGACATAGTAGAGTACTGCGTCCTGCTGGTCTTCGCTTAGTTCCGGATTGTTGACAAGCGGCCAAGGGTCTTCGTTTATTTCTGCAATGCGCATTTCAGCGTCAGCACCGAAGGCATCCTCACACATCTGGTAAGCCTCCTGCATACGCAAAGTAATGGCATCTACCTCGGCCTTAGCGTCGGTATCGCCTTTCTCCACCTTATCCCAAAGCAGACGTGCTTGGTCGTATGCGGCTGCGGCGGCTGACTCTGCCTCCGACATAGGCTGCTCTGCCTCTGCGCTGGCTCCTGCCTCCTCGCTCTTCTGTTCTGGGAACAAACGCTTGATATAGTCTTCTACAGCTGCTTGCTCCTCTTCGGTGCGGTTTTTCGGCTCCTTGCGTAGTGTAGCGTCAACGTCCACGCCGGTTTCCTCCTTGATTGATGCGCGGATGGCTTCCGGACGTTCACCGTCTGCCATTGTCTTGTTGGCTTCAATGGCGCGGTCTATATCCTCAACCATCTTGCCATAGGCCGCAATAGCATCCTTGTCGCCCTCCTTCACAGCCTTGTAGTTGCGCATAACAGTGGCAAAATCGGCACCGGGTGCAACAGACTCAACTGCGGCTTGCACAACCTTGGCATTGGCGGCTGCTTCCTTGTAGCGTTCACCAACGTCCACACTGTTAAGCTCTGCCTGACGCATGATGTTGGCCTCCTCCTTCTTTGCCTCTTCCTCGGTCTTGAAGTGACGGCTCGTTACAACCTCACCTTGTGCGGTCATAGCCTGTACTGTCACGCCGTTTGCATCCTTATTGGTTGTATAACCAGTGACGGTGCCCATCGGCAACATACGTCCAGTGAGGATATAATATGCCTTCGCTCTTGCGCTCTGACTGACGTTCGGGTCCTGCATGAGGCGTTCCATAGCTTCGTAGCCGTCAAACTCCGGATTGCTCACACGCTTGGCCTCTGCATGTTGGTAGTCAACGTCAAAGGTCATGGTTTTGCCGTCCGTCATGGTCGGCTTGGCTTTTGGTCTTGTCGGCTGCTTAGGTGTGCGAGTGAAGAGCGATGCAAGGTCACCATATCCGTTGCGTCTGAGTTCCTCACGTTCCTCCTTGGTGAAGTCGAGGTCACGCGGACTCGCATCCATGCGCTTACGTAGTCTCTCTGCAAAACTTCTTCGGTTGCGGTTGCGCTCCTCCATGGTCTTAGGCTCAGCTATAGGACGAAGACCGGCAATAACCTGTGGTGCCGACTTGATGCCGTGGCTTACCTTGAAGCCCAACATCATAGCCATGTTGTCCGTCCAGATGTCCATAGCCTTGCGCTTTCTTGGGTCGTCGTCTGCTAACTGTGCGTTCTCGATCCATTCGGGAGTGGCAAAAATAGTTCCCTCGGCAACAGTAGAGGTCATAAGCTCTCCTGCACGGATGCCCACCTTGCCAGCCGTGCTCTCGGTGGCCTTCACCAACTTGTCAGACACATTGCCCAACACTGGAGATAGGGTACCGGTAACCGAACCGAGCAACATGCCGTGCCCGGTCGCCTTCAACATGTCGCCAGCTGAAAACTCATACTCGCCAGTTTCCGGGTTCAATGTTCCGCCCAGCCTCATCTGCTGCTGCATGTTCTTCAAGCCCTCGAATGTACCGAAGTTGGCAGAACCTGCGGCCACTCCTGCAACCATACGTCCGGCAAGTGTACGACCGACGTAACGCTCTGCAGCTTCCTTGCTTGCGCCTTTAAGTGCCATCTTGCCACTCAGTTTCAAAGCTTGTTTACCTGCAAAGCTACCAACACCACCCGAAATATAGGTAGTCGGGTCAATAGCCATATTCAAAACGGTACCAGTGATGTCGAGCGCACGATGATCTGTGCCATATCTGCTCATCGCGTCCATGTCGGCGGCCTCTGTTCCGATGGAGTGGGAGAATAGACGTGCTGCCATATTGTCGGCCATCGTCTGTGAGAAGAAAGGCTGGTCTGCAACCTTGCGAAGAAGGAACTCCGTCTTACTCTTAGGCATTCGTGCTTGCACTGCACGCTCATACGTAGCGTGGTACACCTCGCCTTGCAGGGCTTCCTTTGCAGCTTGCGACACCGTTCTGCCTTTCAGCTCCGACGGATGCTCGCGGAAATAGCGGCTGTAGTTCAGCATCTGATTATCCTTATACTCCTGTGGCATATTCTGCAACACCGACTGCGCCATCTTCTCCAGATTGAACGTGTCCTGACGCTTGGCTGCTCGTTTGATGTCGCGCAAAGTCTCGTCACCTCGTCGCAATGGCATACCATCGGGACCAAGAGGAGTGATAGATTTCTTCAACCTATCCCAGAAACTGCCACCTTCAGCACGTTCCATATCCTTGCGGTACGCCTCATCAGCCGCTCTGTCCTCGGCTTCGGCACGCTGCCACTCGTCTTCAATGGCCTTTCGCATAGGAGCCTCATAGTCCAGCTGCGCCTGTTTGCGAACGTCCTCGGGCTTGTTAGGGTCAAGTCCGTTCTCCTTCATGCGGTCTTGGAACTGGTGGGCGAGACGTGCCGTTCTTGCCTCATACTCGGCTTGGTTGGCCTCTATAAGTGATGTAGTGAGCGTACCGTCAGGCAATACCCACTGGGTTTTTGCCTTGCCGTTCTCATATTTCACGCCGTATGGCTGAGGCGACTGCTCGCTCTGCACCGGCTTATGCTGACTGCCGCCGCGTGCGCCACTACCTGCTGGAGCCGGGGATGCGGTGTTGAAGCCGACGACATGAGTAGGAGTGCCAGCCATACGCGCTTGGAACTCTCCAAGTCTGCGTCGCTCGCGTCCTTTCTGTGTCAACGGCTCCATCATGCGGCCAATCTTGGCATTGGTGTTGGCAATGCCCTGCTGCACCTGCTGCTTCATCTGGCCCATCTGCAAGCTCATGCGGATTTTGTCCTGCTCCGTCATAGGCGTGCCCTTCGGCTTCTGCTGCTTTGGCTGCTCCGGGGATGCCGAAACGGCTGAGGCTGGCTTCCGCTGTCCAGAAGATGGGGTTTCCCTCTTGGGTGCCGGTGCCGCCTTTGGTGCATACATACTCTCGAAGTCGGCCATGCTGCCCATGTCAAGCCCCATGCCCTTGGCCTTCTCGTAATACCACTTGCGGTCTTCACCGTTGGCAAGCGAAGACTTGAACTCTGCTTCACTGCCAATATTGTAGCCCTTGGATTTCAGTTTGCCGTAGAGCCACTTGATGTCGTCATTATCGTTTACTTGTGCCATTATCTTCTTCTGCTTGGTGGTGTATTATCTTTATTGCCTCCGCGTCTTCTGCTTGGGGGCGTATTATCGGGGACTACGCGCTTGGCATAACCACTCTTCTTCTTGTAGGTAGTGGTGGACTTGCCGTTTGTCTCGCTGTCAGTCGTACTTGTAGAGGTAACATCAGTTTCTTCAAACGTACCGTGTTGCTTGGCAAATGCCTCCGCAGCTGCTGCCGTTCTGAACTTGTGTTCGCGTCCATTCTCGTCCCATGCACTGAACTCGTCGTTGTTGGAGCGGTCGTGCGCTCTCGCCGAAGCATAATGGTCTGTGGCCGCTGCCCGGCTTGATGCAGCCGACGCTCTCTGTGCCTCACCTCGTGCCTTTTCGGTATCAACCTTTGCCTTGTAGAGGTCAGGAGCATTGTCCGCTTCCGCTTTGGCTGTAACAGCCTCCTGCTCGGCTTTAGTGGCCTTACCAGCTTGCTCACGCTGCTTGTCGGGCTGCAATGCCGCAAGCCATCCGTGTGCCTCTTGCTCACGCTGTGCTTTCTCCCTCGCCAGTTTAGAACGTTCCTGCTGCGCTTCCATTTCTCGCAAGGTCTTGGCACGCTCATTCTGTGCGTCACCGATTTTGAGTGAATACTGGAGGTATTTGTCCGCGTTGGCTTGTCGTTCCGCTTTCAGCTTCTCCAGTTTCTCCTGCAATGGCGTGAGTTGGCTTGCCTCCTTGTGGTCATACATGTTAGGAGCACCGCGAGTAGTGAAGAAAAGGTTGCTCAACGCTTGCAGACCGTCGCTGACAGCTGAAACAATCTTCGCTGACTTTTCCCTACGTTCTCTCTTCTTGCGTTCCTCCTCAGTTTCCGGCTTCACGCGGTTAGCGGCTTCCTGCAAGGCTGCTATCTGCTGATCGTAGCCCATCGTGTCGTTGTGTGGCGACACACCGGCTGGCTTATCGGCAGGTGGTGCCACATCTGTCTTTGGTGGTTCCTTCGACTCCGACGGCTCCGGTGCATTGCCTCCGCTGTTCTGTTCAGTCCATGCCTCCGTCCCTTTCGGTGCCGGTTCTGGCTGTACAGGCTGCTCGGCCCAGTCAAGCGAACCTTTAGGTGGGGTATATCCACCATCATTGCCCTGCTCGTACTGTTCCTGCTGTTCTTCTGTCCAATTACTCATGTCGAATGTTTTTAGAAGGCTCCAGCAATCCCTGCACCTGCTTTGGCTACGCCCTGCACGGCTTGACTGATGGCTTGTGCCTTGTTAATCTCCAAATTGTTCAACGCTTCGTTGATCTGCGAGTCGCGCTGCTGATAGGTCTGCTCAATCTGGTCTTTGCGGTTCTCCGCATTGACAGCTATCTGCGACGTTGCATCGGCCAATGCTTGTGCGTTCGCGGCTTTGGCTGCAGCTGTGCTCTCGTCAGTACCGCCCATCACGGCTTGGGCACCTGCCGCCTGTCTGTTGCGGTTTCTGATGCTCTCCTCTGTCTGGGTAAGTATGCGCTGAGCATCCGCCCTCTGCGTTGCGTCTTCATTGTAACGACGGTCATACCAGTTCTGGTTGGCCTGTTTCTGCGCTTGGAGGTTCTTCTTCACTCGTCTCATCGCCTTGCTTGCGCTGATGCCGCCAAAGATGCTGCCGGCTGCTCCGAGTGCTCCTCCTGCTATGCTACCAATTAGTCCCATATCGTTTTATGTTTCAAAAGTTATAATTCGTGCGCTAAATTAGTAATGTATCTTTGCCCGGTACTTTTAACTTTTGCGCCAACGGCGCAACACAAAATATAATCAATATGAAGGGAATGAAGACTGGTGGCCGGAAAAAGGGCACACCAAACAAGGAGAACCCAATAAAAGGGTTCATCAAAACGCATTCCTTGGCATACTTCGAACCCAAGGAAATGGTTTGCGACGACGGTAAGAAGCGCACAATGTCAGACTTTGATTGCGACATGATGATGCTTGCGCCCGACGATCGCGTGAACGCCGAGCTGCGCTTGCTGGAGTTCCACACACCAAAGATGAAGGCTATCGACGTTGACATGAACGCACACGTCAGTGTACGCACAATCGAAGACAAACTGCGCGTCCTTTGTGGCGAGGAAGAAGATGATGACGACGAGGAGGACGATTAAGCCGTCTATTTCATCTACTTTTAGACCGACTCATTTTGTTTACTCATAGTTTTTTAGGCTTCGACCTGTCCGTGAGGATGGGTCGTTTTTTATTTCCAAACTCTTCAACAAAAATCCCTATGGGGTTATTTCAGAAACCCCTTAGGGGTTATTAAAAACGCAAAACAAAAACCCCTATGGGGTTATTTATAAAACCCCTTACCCGTTTTTGAAACTGCATGAAAATCAACCGTAAATAAACCCCTCAACAACTACATAAATTTCCACGTAATCAACGACTTAAAACAGAAAACTCTACTGAAACGAATTGTAGTGAACATGCTTAAACCCTAATGAACGACGACAAAAGGCGAAAAACTTATAAAGCTGTTATCCGTTGATATTCAAGCCGTTACAACAAATAAAAACCCCTATGGGGTTATTTCAGAAACCCCTAAGGGGTTTTTCAAAAGAAGAAAACTCGATACAAATAATATCCCCTATGGGGTTTTCCTCGCGCGCGTATAGATATAACGAATGTTATATAAACATAAAGGATAAAGGAATATAGATATATATTATACTCCTAACGTCGTATAATACGACAACGACGACGACAAAAAGACTTCGAGTTTGAAGTTCTTTTTTTTATTGTTGAGCAAATACAAAATGAAAAAGTCCGACCTTGCAACTGCAAAGCCGGACACAAATTAAAAGCCCTTGCCTTTGGTGCGTTCATACACCGCCTCACGTTCCGTGTCAACGTTTTTAATTCTGAATTGAACTGCACATCTTTCCGGGATGCTGTCCGGCAGCTTCGCCGCCAGCCGTGATATTATCTCGTCAATGTTGCTGAAGCCGATGTCGCTCACCTCGGCCAGAACCTCACCACGGAAGTAGGCCCGGGCATATATCATGTACTTCGGTGCTATGCGGAACAAAGCGTCCTTTCGTTCGTCAACGTCTCGCGCCATTCCCTGCTTGCTCCTGCGTGTGCTGAAGAAGATGAAGTCAATCACTTTAGCGTTGAGTTCCCACGCCGGTGTGAAGTCCAACTTGATATAACCTCGTGTGATGGTGCGCCCATGAGAGTGGTTCATGGCAAATGCAACCTCGTCAATGGATGCTTTGCAGTCGTTCTGCGCCACTGTTCCCCATGTGTGCCGGAACGTGTATGCCTTGTACTGCTTCGCTTTCGGGATGCCCATACTCTCACAAACCATCTTGATGCCTTTGTTCACACAAGCACAGAAAGAGTCACTATCACAAAACCTTTCATGGAAGTTGAAGAAGTACTTGTCGTTTGGATCGTGCGATTTGTACTTCTCCACCAATGGCTGGATAACCGGCTCCACGCGCATCTCGATATACGCATCATCCGTGCGTACCTTCTTCGTCTTCGCCCTGTTGTAGCATAATATTCCGTTGTGATAGCCGTCCCTTGGCATTTCGAACAGGTCAACCGTGTTGATACCTGCAAGGCAAAGTATCATCTTGGCCACGTCACGCCCAATCTCTGGCACCGGGTCAATGAACTTCGTTTCCGGCAATGGTGCAGCAAAGAACAGTCGGCATTCCTCCGGGCTGATGGCAATCTTTGTCGAGCGGTCCGCCTGTGGTATCTTCACCTTGCCCCAAGGGTTCGTCCTGATACGGATGATGCCGTTGTCGTAATCGTTGTATTCCTTGATGGCAGCTCTGAACACTTGCCTTATGCACACAGGGTACATTTCCTTTGCCCTGTGCGTCTGCTCCAACGTAGCTATCCATCGGTTCACGAATGTCGATGTCAGCTGTCCGAACATAAGCCTGTTGGTACCTGCAAACCTCTCCATGTGCTGCAACGCCAGTTTGTAGTTCTTGGCGTTCCGCACCTGTCCATTGTCAATCATACGGTCTATGTGAAGTGCAGCATAGTCAGAGAAGCACAAGTCCTCGTCCTCCTTGGTCACATACTCGATGATCTGCCTGACCGTCCACCTTGTGCAGTCCACCCTGTTAAGCAGCTCACTAAACCTCAATATGCGCCTTGCGCAATATTCCGTCACAAATGGGTCAGTAATATTCCCTTCTCGGTCAAGCTGTTTCTTAGTAACAACCTTGTCAGTCTTGATGTAGCCGGGTTTGCGGTTCTGCATCACCCGGATGTACACTTGGTAGAAGCCGTCCTTTCGTGGCGTTCTTACCGTTGCTTTGAATAGAGCCAT